GGGTATGGATTTACCACAACGCCGCACGAATAACTATTTTTTGAACTTTTTTGAAGATATAAGTCTCCATTTGCAAATTCAACCCCACCAACACTGACCACCGCTTTATATTTTTTAAGACGCTGAACATAAATATAGCGGGCGTGGGAGAACACAAGATCGTTTTTTTGTGCCGGTACGTCGAAAGTAAAAATTACATCACCCTCAATCTTTTCTGTATTGAAAATAGAGTTATTCATCTCCATTTGTATAGATGTCCCTATTTTAATATACAGTTCTTTATTTTCTATTAGTATTTTAAGCATGATTACAAATATTCTATTTCAGGCGGTGTAAAATTTCCATCATATCTACATACATTTGAAATTCTTATTTCATCAAGAATTGAGGTTCCCGTACTTAAAAATCTTAGCCCATATGTTGTTGCATATTGAGGGGTTCCTGATACCGAAGCGGTTACTTCTAAAACCCCATCTAAATATAATTTAATTGTTCCATTTTTATGAGTCATTGCGATGTGGTGCCAAGCGTTTAAGCTTGCAACCGTTACCCCTTGTAAATATTTTTGACTACCTGAATAATAATAGAAAGTAACCTTTCCTTGAGTTAAGCCAAAGCTGAAATAATCAACCCCGTTTGGAGAGTTTCCACAACAGACATTAGTCCCATGAGTGTTTGAATTAGCAGTACTCAATAATGCTGTATTATATACCCACATATCTATTGTATAATCTTGAGTACTCCATTTTAAAGCATCAACAAAAGCAGTGTAAAAAAAATTGGATAATGCTGCACTGATTCCATTATTAAACTTCCCCGTGACAATTGATGATGAATTATTAGTAACAGTTCTTGCAACCAGTGATGAATCAGTATAATCTTCGCAGTGTAAGACTAATAAACAATTTTCATCAATTGCTAATGAGCTTTCTTTGTGTTCCTTAATCATGATTTTTTATTTAAAACCAATTTTCCAAGCTGAAGAATCATTTCCAACCTCGTAATAAGTCGGTATTGATATAGACTTTTCTACATAAAAAACAGCACACAAGCAATAAACCAACAGAGAGAAAAGCACTGCTATTATTGCATATTTAAAGAACAATCTGATGTTAATTAGTTTTATCATAATATTTTTTATTTTACCCAGATTTTTAAATCTTTTACATAGCCGGAAAACGTTCCCCCTGCTGAGTATACTTTACTGCAAAATTGTAAATAATTACAAGAATTTATTCTTGTACGAAGCAATGTATTACTACCCTCTATTATTGTTCCTCTTGTTAGATTTTCATTCAAAAGTATAGCCGAATTATCAGTAATGTCTTTATAAGTATATTGTAAGGTGTTTTGGGTATTATTAGCTATAAAAGAAGTAACCGAAACGTTTCCGCTCGCAACCAATATGCCTTGCTTTGCTGTTGCTGAATTATAGTTTGTTGGAGTATCTGTTATTGTAAAATATGTATAGTTGTTTGTGTTTGGTATTGCGGAAACAAAATTTAGAAGATAAACATCAGCTCTAATTAGTATTGTAGTAGCAGACAATAATAGCGCTCGTAGGGTTGATATATTCCAATAAACATTTGATTTATATTGTTGTGCGACAATTTTTATTCCTCTATCAGCTGCATAAGCATCCCACGTTCCATCTACATTTACACCCTGTATTTGATTAATAACATCGTTGACGTCGCTTGTAAGCGGAGCGTGAAAGATCAAGCTGTAGTCGTTGTTCACATGTTCCTTTATCATTTCATTTCAGAATAAGTATTACTGTTAAATGCTGCATCAATATCTTCTATAGTTCCTGCAGCAAGAATAAGGGCTTCAACGCGTGTATATTCTGCTATACACTGCTTTGCAATACTGGCTGCTTTTGCAATTATTTCTTCTTTTTTTTCTATTGTATAAACATCCGGCAAAAATGCGTCGGTTATCTGCCATCCTGCCACTACAGCATTTGAAGTTGAGAGTGAAAGATTATGAAGGTCGTTGATTTTTTTCATACGATACTCTTCTACATCGATAACAGGAGCAACAGTAAGTTGACGGTTTTTAATTTCTAAAACTGAAGCAGTTGGATTTTGAAGAAAAAAAACAACCATCCCCTCTGTTAATCTTTCAAACACTAAATTATTGATTAAGGAATGAGAAGATACGACTCTCCCCTGATAGAAGTAATAATAAGTTTGTAATTCTGCCATTATGCGCCTCCTTCTGTTAGTCGATTTCTTTCCGTAAAAATTATTCTATTATTTTCATCTCTTATCCACCCAAATTCTATAGCCTCTCCAGCCTTAACCGTGTAACTCATATTGCAATCTGCAGCAGCCCAGAACTCAACCCCTGAATGATTTGTTGAAATAGTAAATGTTAACACAATATCAGATGCAGTTGTGTTAAAAAACCACGCATAATTTTCAACCCCACATACCACCTGTTCAACTGAAATAGAACGGGTAGTGGCAGCTGTATAGGCAAGGTCAATAGAAATGCAACTTGGAACATTCCCTCCTATAATTTCTGTAATATAAGAGGAAGATGTTTCTGTAATTGTGTCAAGCTCTCGTATTGTCAAGCCAGCAACCTGCCATAATTGAATTTTTGTTCTACTCATTACGACCTTTTCTTTAATATGTAAGCCCGAATTATTTCGTTTGTCAGGTCAATGCTATCCGTATTATAAGCCGTCCAGGTTATTGTAGTTCCTGATACAGTGTAATCTGATCCGTATGTTTGCAACTGCCCATTAATGTATATCAACATTCCCTTTTCGACTTCATCGTATAGATTTGCGTCCAAGGTGGTAGTTTGATTTCCAACTTCTCCCGTAGCGGTTAGAGTAATCATGTGTCGGTTAAATGTGTCTTCTAATAAGGCAACATTTCCGTCTTTTGCCTGAAATTTTTGTGTGTAATTTGTCGCTGTCGCCACATCTGTCGATAGAGTAACTGTCCCCGTTGAGCTGCCCTTTAGTTTCAGGGTGTTTTGGACAAAAGTTTTAGACGCTGTTACAACCTGCGCTGATGCCAGTACCATATCTCCCGTGCCACTGCCATACACGGTGTCAAAATATGTTTTTAAAAATGCTTTCAATGTGGTAAACGACATTTTCTTAGCCGTTCCACCAACATTTATTACTATTTCGTTTGTGTCTGCAGGGGTTGCTTCTCCGGCATAAGCTGCAATAAGTGCTCCCATCACGGCGGCTGTAAGTTCCTGTTGCGGGGTGTAGCCCAGGTTGAACTCTAATATGTTCCAATTGCTTGCTGTCTGCCCGGGAGTGTCAGATAAGGCAATTAAAACATCTCCGGGATCAACTGTTTTTGTTCCAAGGGTACCGGCAACACTTATAACCCATACATCCGATTTTAAAATTGCCCCGGAGGCTCCTGAACCGCCCGTGGTTGGAAAGGCATTTCCTGAAGCATCATAAATCCCTCTATTGTCCCACAAACCGGCTACCGAAGCATCAATCAAGGCTTTAATAGCCTTCGCGGAGGCAATAGAAGTATCGCTAGTCCAGTCAACACTTGCAAGACCAAAAAAATTGGCTAATTTGTCATAAGCAATTGCTGCATCTGCAATTACCTGATCAATATTAGCAGCGGTTATTTGATCTATCTGATAAACTTTAAATTTTGTTCTTGTCATGATTTTTTAATATTAAATATTATTCAAATGGTATATATTCGATTGATAACTCATCTGTTATCTCAGGAGCAAAAACAAAGGTCACTCCTGTCAGATTTTCATTTTCAGCATAGTCTTTGTCAATTGTCAACTTCTGACCATTCAAATACAACCTTGTTGATCCCGAAACAAAGGCTTCCGGGGTGGTGAAAATATTGTTTTCTCCATCCTGTTCTCCGGTTAGGTTTCTTTGTACAATCAAAGCGTTCTTTGCAGACAAGGTAACTATCTCTGCCCTAATTTCATCCAAATCTGTTTGAAACTCCTGAACGGCTGTTGTTCCAAATTCCTTGTCTCCCATAATTGTATTAACTGCTGATATCAGAGCGTTTAACTTGTCTCTTACAGATTCAGCTGATTCTGAATTTGCAATCTCTACTATTGCCATATTATTGTTGTGTTATGTTTTGAAAATAAATTTGTATATGATCTCCCCAAATGCGAGTATCGTCCCACACTGTTACACCATCAAACAAATATCTATTAGTGTCTGTTTCTGCCTGATTTTCAGTCCCGATATCATTTGCTGCCACATTAAGCATATAGCTAAACTCTGCACTCTGTAAATCCTCTGCCTCGTCGGCTATTACAAATGTGTTTGGAAGTATAGATATCAGATATGTTTTGTTATTAAGAATTCTATAGTTAAATTTCTGTTCAACGGCATCACTGAGCAACTGCATTTCCTCTTTTGTTTTAGCTCCTGTCCGGGCTGTGTATAATGTTAATTTTTGAGAGAAATCAATTTCAGTAGCTCCGTTTTTCACAACCTTGTCTCCTTCCGTCTCTTTTTCTACCAACTGATTTTCTATAAAAAACGACTCCAGAACACCGTATTTGTTCTGCAAAAGAAATTCTTTTGCAAAGAAGGGTTTCTCTTCTAAAACAAAGGTTCTTTTAAAAGTCATCACATCTCCGGCCGAAAGTCCCGTAAATGTAAATGTAATTGTATAGGATAAGATATCGCCGGCATACTGATCAAGTCCGAGGGCTTTAAATGAAACTGGCACACGAGTAATTGCGTTGTGCTTAAAAGAAATCTGTCCGGTTGCGTGCGATGAAACGGTTGTGCCATCTTTGAGAAGCAAATCAACCTTATATGTATCTGCCTGATCAGCGGCCGCGACGTAAATAAAATATAAAAATTGAGGCAAATCCTTGTAACTTTTTACGGTTAAATTATTGGGGCTTCCGTAGTTTCTTGGCTGATTATATTCCGATAGTTTTTTCTCATTATGAAACGTGATCCAGTCCGGGAGATTGACAGAGCGAGGATATTCATACTGTTTTGCATTCAGGGCAATCAAATCAGCAGATTTTTTCACAGTTTGAACCGCCGGAGTATCTCCGTACACTTCTGCATACATTATATTATATAGTATAGTTGCATATTGGAGGGCATATCCGCCAACCGGATCGGAGATGTTTGGAACGTCACATTCTTCGAAGTAACTCTTCAAAATATCAAGCTGCAGTTTAGCAATATTATTTTCATCAACAGAAATTATCATTTCTGGAGTGCGAATAGTCTCTTGGATTGACTGTGAATATCTTTTAATCAGAAGCTGAGTGTAAACAAAATAATTTGACAGTCTAATTCTACTAACTCCTACCACAGATTCGGCTAATACAGTGTAATGAGTAATCCTGTCGTCTGTTGAGATTGTAAGATTATACTCACTGCCCACTTCCTTGGCTGCGAAGGTAACTATTACCCCATTTCCGCTTATAACAGCAGTTATATCATAATATTTATTGAGCAAATAGTGATATACGATTTTGTCTTCAAAGGATTCAAGGATTTTTGCAATTGAAAGAGCAACAGCCATCCTGTCTGGATACTTTGCAGCAATAACATATTGACTTATTGTAAATGTAAGTGACGTATTATTAAACGAAAATGTGATTTTTTGATTAATATTAGGCAGCGAAGTAAAATAGAATTGCTTATAAAACTTAACCCCCGAAATTGAATTAGGGGTGCAGTTAAATTTAGCAGCAAGAGAGTTCTGTGCAAAATCAACATCGAAAGGCCGTTCACTTAAATAGATACTCATAATACTGATTTATTCCTTAAAAATGTTTCATCACTGTCAAATTCTGTAAGCAGCTTACGATCAACAGAAGCCCTCCTGTTTTTCGGATCACTCATATACTTGGTAAACTCTTCTACTTTGTTGTACATCTTTTTTATCGTTTCATTGTCACTGTTATTTTGATAATAATTGTTCACCACAGGTGTTTGAGAGGTCACAAAACTACGTGATAAGGATGACGCCGCTTGGGACATGTTTTTCTGATTAGGAACAGAAACGGTATTAAAAATTGACTTGCTGCCACGCTGATAGGCCTCCAACTCTGATATAATTCCGGCTGTTTTTTTATCTTTTAATAAAGAATGAGAAGCAACCCATTCTTCTCCTTGCTCACCTGCCTTATAAACAGTCTCTTTTTTAACATAACCACCGCGGGCGTATGGTGCCGGTTCTGATTGTATTGCTGCAATTTCTGCCACAGTAGAAGCCGCACACAACGCTGCTGCAATAACACCTTCAACACTAAAACCTAATTGGGCAAATGTAGAAACAATTGCCAATGCTCCCTGAATGGCGGCTTGGGAGGATGCTAAGGCTTTGCTTCTTTTCCACTGTTCCAGGGCAATTTGTTTTTCCTTTGCATCGGTTTCTTCTTCAATCTTTTGCTTTTGGGAGTTATAATAAGCTTCTGATATAAGTCCCTTGTCATACCTTTCCTGTAGGGTATCAAGTTTTCCTTCCTGTACTTCTTTATATTTGTTTAATTCAGATTCTGCGTTGTTGTTTTGAATTTCAGTAACCGAATTCATTATTGAGCCGATCGACCGATAAGCCTCTTCTACAGCGGCAATAATTTTTTGAAGATTTGTTTTCCAGTCATTTAAAAAATTATCCCAATCAATTGTAAATAGGCCTGCAATTCCACTTTTATCATCTTCTTTTTTTAAAACAACTTCTATTTCTTCTCCCAGTTTCTTTTTAAGCTCCTCAATCTGTTTTTTTAGTTTTTCAATCAATTCTGCGTTGGCAACCGGATCAATCTCTACCAGCTCATCCATGCTCGTCTGTGCAAGCTTTATTAAGAGATCATATTTATTCTTTACTTCGTCAATTTGTCTTTCTGTCTCGGTTTTAAGGGCATCAGTAATTTCCCCCTGTGCGTCTTTGATGATGTTAATCTGATTTTCAGATTTAAGCCTGATTGCCTCATTCATTCGCTCCCAGGTGGTGATCATGGTTTGCCTTACATCCTCTGCCTCTTGTGGATCTTGTGTTTCAGAATAGAGTATCTCGAGCTCGTTGAGAATGTCTTTATAATCATTAATGATTTTATTCCACTCTGTATCAGAAACCTTTAGTTTTTCAAGTAAGGGATTATCACTTCCAAGTCGTTTTTCTGCACTGTCATAAATTTTTTGAATTACCTCATTATATTTAACAAGGTATTTTTGACCGGCGGCTATAATAGCTTCTCCCTTTTCTTTTTCAAGCTCTCCTGCTATTTTTTTACCACGCTCACCAAATTCCAGAGCCTCCTTAATCATCTGATCGTATTCATAGGTTATGGAGGCTTTCTCTTTTTCAAAATCAGTAAGTTGGTCTATCTGTTGTTTTGCCCTGAAATTTGCCTGTTTTTCATAGAAAGACTTCCAGGCATCTTCTCTCTTTTTCAGCTCTGCTTTTTCCTCGTCGGTAAGTTCATTATTGTTGTTAATTTCTTTGTCTCCCAGTTTCTTTTTATCTTCAATCAATTTTTCAAGAGCGGTTATTTCCTTTGCATATTGTATTTTACCGGCAGCCGTTTTAGCATCTACAAATTTTTTATTTAGTTCCGCCAGTTGTTTTTCAAGACTTTCCATTTCCGAAAGTTGCGTTTTTTCACTTTCTCCAAACAATATTTCAGCCTTATTGATTTCATCGTTCAACTGCTTATTATAGAATTGATATTCATATATGTTTTTGTCGAGTCCGTTTTTCAATGAAACATTATATTTTTTTAAAAATGCGGTTAGTTTATCAGATGGAGTATAACTTACATAAACCTGTCCGGCGTTAGAAGTAAATATCTCGTCTTTAATAATATTTTCCTCGTCCATTAGTTCTCTTAATTCAGACATAGCTTCTCCTGCCTTATCTAAGTCTGTAATTTGTTGTTGTATGTTTTCAAAAACTCTTTCCCCGCTTTTTTTAACCTTTTTCCCTTGTTTTTCATATATTTCATCAACGGCATTATTTCTAAATTTTAAACGGATCTGTTCCTCTAACTTTTGATTAATAGCGCCGAGCACAACATCGAGATTCTTTAGATTGTTTTTTTCATCGATAAGCTGATCCCTGTATACTCCATATTTTTCTGTTATCTTTTGAATTATCCTTTCCCGCTCCTCTGAGCCCTTTGTTGTTGCCGCAAGTTGTGACAGCAACTTTTTAGCCTCTGTCTTTTGCTGTGAAATTTCCACGGTCATTTCCCCCATGTTTTTTTGCAAAACAGAGGTTTCTTTTCCCCATTTAGCAATTGCATAAACAATAGCGGTTATGGCGACAAGTATTGCAGTCCAGGGCAGTTTAAGCATTGTAATCCTGAGTGCCTCCTGTGCGGCTGCATGAAGTGTTATTTTTTTCGCTGCCAAATCGTGTGCAAGTGCATGATAGTATAGTCTTAGCGTAGAAAGGTTTGTGACAACATTGCTAAGTTTTTTTGATACAATCGAGGCCTGTTCAGCTACAATTTCCTTAGTTTTAAATGCAAGAAATTTGGCTCCTGCAATCAAATACTTTGAATAGGCAGCTACTAATATAAGAATCAACCCCTTATTTTCACTAATAAAAGTAGAGAGCATGCCAATTGCCTTGATCAAACCTGTAGAACCCTTTGTAATTTTAAGAAGTACCGGATAAAATTTTTCTCCCAATTCAAGGCGTTGATCCTGAAACTTTTTCTTAGACTTTTCAAGCTCTGCATTTAGATTGTTGTTGTTGGTATTAAATTCTTTAAGAACAGAATTTCCATCTTCGAAAGCTTTGTTTGACAATTGTTGCCCCTGAATTATTGTATCATATTTTTCAGAAAGAATTGCAATAACCGAAGCGGCACGCGCACCCTCTGCACCAAGGTCCTTGAAAAGAGGTGCTAAGTCTTTTAGTCCACCCTTTTTATTTAATCCCTCAAAAACCCTTAACAGAGCGGCGTTCATATCTTTTCCTATCAAGTCGTTTAACTCTTTAACGGGAATACCGGCCGCATTTGCTACGCTTTCTGTTTTATTAACCATTTGAATAATAAACTTATTCAAAGCGGTTGCGGACATTTCAACCTGTTGTGCATTTTGATCCAATACGGAACCGTATCCTATTATGTCAGCAACTGAAATACCGGCCTGATTTGCAACGCCGGATAATCTGTTTGTGAAATCAAGAAGATATGATTCAGCAGCCGTAGAGCTTTGTCCGACCTGATTAATAGCAGATGCAACTTTGAGCATTCCGTCCTTGTATCCATATACCTTTGTAAGGTCAAACATTTCAGCCAGTTTTCCCATTTGCTTTACTGCATCTTCACCTAAGTCTTCTCCCAAAGAAATTTGTATGATATCAGCGGCTGCAACAAAATCCTTTAAATTTTGAACCCCCTCAATGCCCAACTTTCCTGCTTCTCCGGCAAGGCGGTTGAGTTCCTCTCTAGATGTCCTTGTGTCCATTTTCTTAAACTCTTCATTGAGTTGAAGAACTTCATCTCTCGTGAGGTTTGCATACTTCTGAACACTTGCATAAACATCGTCCATGGCGGCCAAATCTGTTGCCAACTTCTTTAAATCCATGGCAGTCTGATTGAGCTGCTGAAATGTTTCTATCCAACCACCGATACCGGCACCAAGCATAACAATTCTTTTGCTAAAGGTGTCCCATAAATTGCCGGAAACCTTAAGCGCATTATTGTGCTCATTAATTATTGATTTAAGCTCTCTAATTTTTTTTGCGTGAGCAACATACTGATCACTGCCAATTGTCATCCTGTTTTGTTCATTTACAAGATGTGTCATGGCGGCTTTAATATCTTTAATCTCACTCTTTACTTCTGTCCCGTTAATGTATAGCCCGATTGTTCTCTTAACTCCTTGTGCCATTTCTTTGTTTTTAAACAAATTTATTTACTCGGAAATTAAAAAGAGGGACATAAAAAAACAGCCACTAAGGCTGCTTTTTACTTTTAATCATAGCATTAAAACAGTGTATTATTGCTTCATCGCCGTAAAACTCTGCGGCAAGATCAGCAAACTTATTCATGTTTTTAGAAATTGGCGCATCAAGCCAGTCGCTCATACTTCTTTTTATATAAACCTTTCTCGATTTCTTCTTGCCGGGCATTCGTGGTTGACCACGTCCAACGCCATACTCTCGAAAAATACCGTGTAATGGGAACTTAAATCCAACGTGGTCGGTAACTCCACCTTTTTCCCTGACAGCAAACGAAAGTTTATTTTTAAGTTTTCCTTCCGTTTTTCCTTTCCACAAACCACTCTTATAAGTGTGCGTTGGCTTTCTCTTCCCTTTGTCAAACTTCGTTATATTCTGTTTTGCCTGTTCTCTGACAGACTTAGCCCAAACAGCAGCTTTTAGCCGAAGTTCATCGGAGGAGATAATCTTCCCCTGAATCGTCGTACTGAAACTGCTATTTTTTTCCATTTTTATGAGAATCTTTAATTAGTTCATTTAATCGATTTAGGATTACATGAACATTCGTCTTTAATTGCTTTTCTTCTTCAAAATAAGAATCTCCCAATATGTCTCTGTGTATCTTAACCCAGCTGAATTGTTTGTTGTCATCGGGTTCTTTTTCAGGTTTATGATCACTTTCAATTGGAGGAGGAAAAATAAAATAATACCTATTTTCAATACTTTTCTTCCGCATAGCCCTGTAGTTAACGGCAATAGCCATAATAACGGCCGGATCCAGTGTTTTAAATTTTTCAATACGGGTATTAATTCCGTAAGATGAAAACGGAATCCTTATATCAGTTTCTCCATCATAATTAAGCCGCTCAGGCCTGTATAACACAGCGGCGATGCCTTCAAAATTCTTTGAAATAAAAAACTGATCAGCAAATATATACTCTTCCCAAGTTGTGTTCCCAAAACTGCTTTGATATCCGTAATATTTAATTCCGTCAACTTCAATATAATCAATCAGTTGATTTGAAAATTCAAAATCTCCGCTTAAAACAAATTCAAACAGTTCTTTAATCCTAAATTTCTGATATGTTGATATTTTTGAAATATCCTCTGATGGGATTCCGGCAAGGGTTTCATAAAAAGAGTCCGGCAATTTTAATTCGGCATTGTGATATATTATGTATCTACAAGCTTCAATAAACTGAGGCTGCGACATTTCTTCAAAGGACCCGGGACTTTGAAATGAAACGTTTTTTTTCTTATATTTAATATCAATATTATTCATCCCAGTTTTCGGGATTATAGTCGTCGTCAAAAACACTCTTAACAGAAACCGTGTAGCGAATACCGACATATTTATTCGCTTCATTCAGTACCGGAATTCCTTCACCGTACTCAAACTCATAGCCGCACATGTTTCGCTGATCAAACTTGAGTCTTCTCAGAATTTCATCGCCAATAACTTCGCAATTATTTTGCTTAGTGTCAATATCATTATAATCGTTTTCCTCCTTGTAACTTTCTGCAACAATAAACGGGGTTTCCCTGATTTTTTTACAAACACCATCTTCGGTAACAAACTCAAGGGTGAAATTCTCTGCAATAAGGCAAGGAAAATTAATATCATTTCGGAATGACATATAAAACTCCTCAAGCTCACCACGAAAATAGTGTTTCTCTGAATCCGTGTGTTTCAGAAGCTTATGTTTCTGTGCCAACCCCTTAATGTAAGAGTAGTATTGTGCCGGTGTTGCATTAATGTTTTCCATAATATTATGCGTGATATTTAAAGTCGTTTAGCCTATTCATCCAGCCTTTCAAAAACCTATATTGAGACTTATCTCGTTCGCAAATTTGTTTAAAGAACACTTCTCTGGCCTTCCAAATTTTGTCGAATAATTCTTTTTGATTAGCATTGTTGACAGCGGATATTGTAATGTTACCGACATTTCCATCATCATCAACCCCCAATATCCTCTGAGGTATTTTAATTCCCCATTTTCCAGAGCCCCAAACCCAATCAACTAAAATATTGGCAACGGACTGATTATTGATATTGTCAGCCTTCCACCTGTTCCAATAACCTCTTAGTACATTTAGCGCATCTTGTTTAGTGAGCAATTTTACGTCGTCCGCGTCAATATCACCGTCACCATCTTTGTCGTAGCCACATGCTTTCCAGGTTGCAATAGTAACGCCCATTTTTGTAGCACCGCCTTTGTCTGTTTTGTCATTTACAAAACCACCTTCCCATTTGAAGATAATCGGAGCTAATTTTTCTATATTTGCCATAATATTATTATTTAGAATCGTTTACTATATCGTCAATAAAATCATCATCATTCATTATTGCCTTTCCTGTTTTATTGCGCTTCGTTGACTGTGAATGTGTATCAATACTGCCAATATTATCCAGCAACCCCTCTTGTTTTATTATCTTAATAACCTCTTGTGCGGTTTTTGCAGCATCTTTAATTTCGTTCTTAGTCTTATTTTCCGCTTTTTCATATACAGATTTGACCTCAATAATCAATATTCCAACTGCAAAAATTATTGTAATAAATGGAATGTTAGGCAAATTAGAACCTACCTGATTATGCAATAAATAGCAAACTGTAATTTGCAAAATATCGAACAGTAGTCCAAAAATCAGAAAATTGAAATACTTTGTTGCCTTTTCAATTGTTCTTCTGTAGCCTGTTGAGCTTCGATACTCACCCCTTTGCTTAGCTTTTTTTATTCCCGCTCGCAAGTCAATGATAATTGCAACAATATCTACTACATAGCAGAGTAATATAATAATAAGTTGATTGATAATAAATTTAGTCATTTGTTTTGCTTACTTTAAAATGAATAATAAAAGGATTGTCATTGCGGAAATGAAAGCTACTGCTATTACACCGCCATTTTTGTCGATAAAATGATTGAAATTATCAATAAAATTATCTAATCTGTCTATTTGAATTATTAGTTTTTCTTTCATTGTTGTATTATTAATATCCTTGAATTTTATACTGTTTCATTATAGTATTGTAAAACTTCATCTGAATTCCATTCTTTACTATCTACAATAACTTCATCTATATCTCCATTAAAATTATATGTTCCTGCTCTATTTCCGATTTCAACAGGAATGTCATTTACTGTTGTGTTTGTCAATGGTCCCCCACTTTTTGTAGTTGTAACCTCATTCCCATTACATACATCTTTATACCAGCAGCAGTTGAGCTACCGGAATATGTTATTACAATGTGCGTCCACGTATTTATACTTGTAAATAAATAATATACTGACAAGTATCCAGTCACACCAACAGGAACCAATTGAAAATAAATTCTATTCTGGTTATTTTGCCAAAATGAAACTCCATTTGAACTTCCATCTGCTTGTTTTGAAACAAAAAATCTAGTTCTATTAATATCATTTAATTTAAACCACAATGAGACTGTAAAAGGAATATCTCTATCAAAATCAAATTGATTTTCATTGTCAATAACAATTTTATCCGTTGTTGCATTAAAAATAGCACATTGACCTATATGTCCACTTTCATAAGTTATTCCTGTTCCAATGCCATTATTACCATAATTTGATGAATCAAATGTATTTCCATCAAGATGTAACCATAATTTTCTTTCCGATAAAATATGTTCTTTAATCATCTCTATAAAAATACTGATTTTTTACCGGTGTTGTCTCTTCTTATAACTGAATCTGTAGGTGCGTTTTCTCCTGCAAATTCTATAAATTTCGGGTAGATGGCTTTGTTTTTTTTGATATAGTCAATTGCAGAAGAAAGATAAGCTCCTCCTTTGTATTTATAATACTCCTTCGTTGATTTTAAATCAGGGCGTTCAAACGTAATGTTTGAATCAGCTGTTGATGTTTCAAATATCAATCCTCGTTCGGTCGGCAACTTTCCAAACTCTTCACACCCCGCCACTATGGCGTTATAAACTACAAACCGACAAATTGCCGGAAGAATTTTAGAATATTTTTCCTCTTCCCGATCTGCAGCAATTAATTCAGCGACAAATTCAGATCCAAGCTGATGACAGAGATCAACCTTTTCAATGTCGTCAATGAAATATTTCATTTTTAAAAATACCAACCGCGAACTGTTGATGCTGTAATGAGAGTTAAACTCCTCTGTGCTCCTTATAAGAGATTTAATATTCTTTGTGTAATAGGCAGATTCTTTGAAGTCTTCAAACAAATCACAGTTATTTTCAAGAAACAACAATATGTCATCAAGAAAATCAAACCCATCGTTTTTTAATGAGTTTTTCAAAGATTGCTCCTGATATTTAAATAATCTCTTATCTGCATCTCCGGCAGCCATGGCACCACTGTCAGTAAGCGTAACACTTATAAAATCAAATCCGGTAAACAAAGCAAGGCGAATGAGTGAAAATTGTACTTTTTCAAGTAGCTGTTTATATTTATCTCTTAAAGCCACCACAACAGTTAAGGGGTCTTTATAATAATTTGCCAGCTTTTCACTTAGTTTTACACCCAACAAAGGAATAATATATTTGTTTTCAGACTGATAAATAAATGGTTTTATCGTGTTGAAATTGAATTGCACATTAACGGGCAAATACTGCTTCATTTCAGCAGCATTCACGTTTTCAGTAGCTTTAAAAAATTTTGGTTCCATATTATGATAGTTTTTCTTCTGTCGATTTGCCCTTGTCAAGCGTAAGCAGTGTAATCTGCTTATACTTTATCTCAATATCTTCAATACCATTGAACTGAAACATTAATTCAACAGGATCAAGTACTTGTTGCTTTTCAATGTATGATAAAATCATGGAGAGAAGAAGTCCCTCTCTAATATCAGAGCCACTGCCGGCATTCCCTGCATACGGTCCCCCGGGTGTACCGGCGCCGATCACACTCGGGTTAACCATCATTGAAAACAGTATCTCGGAATTTGCAGCAGCAGAAGTCGACAACTTTTCATCAATATTGAGTTTATTGTCAAGTTTATCAATGATCCATTTTTCTTCAACTCTATTTTCGTTTGTAGAGTAGTGAGTAAAAATTGTTTTGTTGGCGTTTTCTTCTGATGCCAAATTTTTATCAATCTCGTCCATTTCTGCCTTAATAGCATCCTGTCGCGCATCTTCTGATTTATAATCAGTTTTTTTATACCGCGCTTCCCAATACGAATAGGGAATTTGCACATGCCACATAAGGCTCATGGCGTTGGTGTATATTTTTTTGAGCATTGCCGGAATTTTATGAGCAACGTCAATCCAGCCTGCTTGATAAGCTGTGTCCCAGTCCGGTGTTGCATAATAGTCATTGTTGCTCATATAGCGGGCAATACGAGGAAAAGCAATTGATTGTCCTGATAATTTTTTGTGATCCTTCCTCCATTGAAGATCATAAGCAGGATCATGTTCATCCAATACATCATAAACAATAGAGTTATCTAACCCCGGACTACTGTTTGCAAAGTCTCCAAACACTAACAACTTTTTTTTGTCTGTTGATAATCTACAGTGTCTTGCATTTATAATTTGAGGAGAAAGAATCTTTGTACCCTCCATATTAAACTTAAAAATCGGGAAGCAATTTCCAAATTTATTCAGGTCTCTAAAAGAGTCCTGGTGAAAATTTCTAAAAACATATCCCCGTAAAAACTTGTTTGTTTCCTTGTCTCCAACGGCTTTAAAAATCTCATTGTTTTGTTCATCAAACCCCTCAACTGTGACGGGAAAAACGCCCTGACCATAACAGCAGCGGCACTTGTAGTCTATCCCGGTTGACAGAACTCCCGTCTTTCTGATAATAGCTTCCGCATCATCCGGGTATCTGTTATTACTCCCCCAAGAAGCATATTTAATTTCATTAAAAGAAAACACATCGTCAACATCTTCCAAAATCTTTTTCTCGTCGTTGTTAGATTTTTTCCCTGAATTTTTAGGAGTTCCCATTGTTGTCGAATAGAAATGGTTCCCAACCGCCATAAGAGGAATCCCGTCCTTGTTAAATGTTATATCCATCAAATTGTTATTCTTAAATTGTTGAACATTCTGATATTGTCAATACACACTGTGTATATATGTCCTATTTGATTGCCCTGACTGTCCACCTGCTGTATTCCTCTTATTCTATTTCTTTTCATGTCAGCTCTAAGTCCTGCCATTTTTGCCTTATTGAGAAAAACAACTTCGCCGTTTTCTTTATAGAACTCAACAGAGAAATAAAAAGGCTTCCCCTCTCTGGTTTCACTATCCATTTCCCTTAAGGCTTCTTTTCTTTTTATTGTCTTCATAACAAAACAAAAATATTAATAGAAAAAAAAACGGGTGGGACAGATAAAATTCAATTAATTTAAATTTTCCAATAGCAATTTTTTAACATCCATTTTATTTTCTATTAAATTATTCTGTCACTGTTTTTTTGCAACCTTTTTTTCTAAAAAAAAGGTTTCGTGGGAAGATTGAGTCCGTTGCACGCCCTACCATTTTGGGAAATTTCCAAAAAGTTTTACAGGAAATATGATTTATAACTATTTGATAGCCAAATAATTACAATTGATATTTTGTTAATAACTTTGTTTAAATTGTTGAAAACTAATGCTTTAAATATTTTTTTGTATTAATATTTTTTGTATTTTTATATACAATTCAATCGGGCAACCAGACGCCCGACATTTAAAAACTTAAATTCACAACACAATGAAAAACATTGAGAAGGTTGCAACCGTACCGCAAACGGTTGAAAGTGCAAACGTTGAAAGTAACAACGTAAATTTTGAAGGTGCAAAACTGCAAAAAGAACTTCAGAAAATGTTAAACAAACTGAATGAAAAGAAAGTTCTTGCCGACAATCGGGAAATCTTTTTGAACACAAAAGAAAAACTTCAACAGTTTATTGGAGCTATCAAAGAACAGGGATTTGAAAGCAAACAGGGAAGAGTAATTTTAAAAATGACAACAGACGGCTACAGGGAAACAGATGTTCTTTCAATCTCCAATCCTGATTTGTTATTGAAATTTGCTGAAATTATTCAAAAAGAAATTGATTTGAAAATTTCTGAAATTGAAATGCAACTCCTTAACAACTAACTATTTTTAAAAGGAAAGCGGCGGAATGTTACCAGACGCCCGCCGCTTTTTTACTTAAATTCACAAAGTAAATTTAAAGCGCAAATATAATGAAAAATTTAAATACAAAAATACCACAGGTTGGCATCTTTTTAGTCAACAAAATAGATTTAAATGAAGCAAAGAAAATCACAACTGCCCAACAGGCTGCAGACGTTTTTAAAGCAATTGAAGACTTTAATAAAACAATAGATTGTTATGAACAGTTTTACACTATTTATTTGAATCAAAATAGTAAAATACTTTCTGTTTGTTGTATCGGTTCTGGCGGTGAAACCTCTTGCACTGTATCGATTCAAAAGATTGCGCAGGGTGCAATCTTACAAAATGCACAAGGAATTATATTATCACACAATCACCCCAGCGGCAACCTTGCCCCATCAGACCAGGATAAAAAGCTAACAAGGCAAATAGTATCAGCAATGGAATTATTTAATATAAAAGTGTTAGACCATTTAATTATAACATCAGACAATTATTATTCATTTTCAAATAACGGAATTATTTAACAAAAAAAAATTAAAGCAATGAATACAATAAACAGACAAGAACAGTATAACAGACTTTTAAAGTCATCTTTAGAGGCAAGGGATATAAGAGAAGGCTTATTGAATAACGCATTAGAACAGAAGAAAACAAACCTTTATTCATTTTTTGAAAGTAAACCCCTTAACTATTTTATAGTGAATTATGTTTATAAAACAAAACAAGATAATATATTTAAAAAATTTAAAGAGTGGAAAAAAGAAGGTGCAACAGTTAAAAAAGGAGAAAAAGCGTTTCCGGTTTGGGGTTTGCCGGTTGGCGTGCAGAAAGTGAAAGAGGCTTTAAAAAACGGCAAAAATTATGAGCCAACGCCCGAAGAAAAAGAAAAATTTCCAATGTGTTATATTTTTTCAAACAATCAAGTAAGTTTTAACGAAAATCAAAAAGGGGGTTAACCCCTTTTTTTTTACACTTTACCCGTCCACAAGCTTCTAATGCGCTCCAAAACGAACCGGAATTATAACTCTCCCACCGCTACTAATTCTATCTGAAAACTTTGTCCATACAATTTTATCGGCAGCGTCAGAAAAGTGGGTGGCTTCCTCAGGCAGCACGCCGGATCCCTTACGTTCAGAGGTTTTATCTTTCTGTAATTTACCATCAACTTCCTTAACCATTGCATTGTTCATTGAAATTAATGTAAATTTACATTTATTCCCATTAATTCTGATAATTGGCAGTGTTGGATCTTCTTCTCGAAGAATCATTCCCCATAACAGGTATTTATCCGACATTGGGGGTTCCATGCCCTTATGAACAATTTCTTCTATGTTCCACCCCCTTTTTGTCAAGTACTCAATGGCTTGTTCATTAAAACTCTTAGAGTTAACAACAGCTGGGTTCTTGTGATCCCCATAGCGATCTCTATAATATAATAGTCTTCTGTTTTGGTGGGATTTATAATAATTACAAAACTGATCACAGAGTTCTTTAATCAATATGTTACTATTCCCTTCAGGTTTGGAATAGAATTCATTTATAAAATTAAAAACAGGACGCTGAGAAGTTAAGCCCGTTTTGTAGTCAAAATTACGCGTCTGACAGACGCAGAATAAAGAGATGGCGCTTCCCCAGTCCGGAACAATTTCAAGGGGGATTGCGGTATTGCAATCGCGGTCCTGAATAGAGTTTTGTGATGATAGCTGTTCTAAATCAAAATCAGTATCTTTAGCAAGGTTTTTCAATAGTTCCTCGTCAAGTCCTGAATAATAGATCTGCCTTTCATCGTTAATAGCGTAGAAACAATCCTCTACTTTGTCAAATAAAAAATTCATTATTTCGACTAGAAAAATAAGAAGAGGAAGTTTCTTTTTATTTTCTTTGATATAAGATAATCCCACAAAATCAAGGTTGTCAAAGGCATTTGAGAGCGTGAACAATATTCCGTCTTTGGAAACGAACGGCCGAATTTGAGCTTTCAACCGGGCAATTTCATTCCAAGCGTCTTTAAATTGTTTTGGATCCTCAATGTCTAGTAATTCTATTTGTTGCTTAACTATTTTGTTCCAAATTACAAATAGAGGAATCCCCGCTTCTTCCTGATAGTATTTAGCATATTCCAACACCCATCTTCCTGTTTTTGTTGGAGGCATGGATGTCGAGTATTTAAATCCATGATGTATATTAATAGGTTTTTTGCTTTTTTCTCCAAAAAACTCCATGTTTCCACGAACGGTCGGTGAAACCTCCTGATCATATTGTTCCTTGTTAATAGTAAGAGATTCATCCATAATCTCATAGTCAATATTGGCACCACGTCCAGAGCCTTTTTCAGACTGTGAAATCATAGCTATTTTTGTCCCGTTTGAAAATGAAATTATATTGTCAAATTTTGACAACTCTTCATACGAATCATGATACCAGGATGGAGGACGAACTCCGATTACAAAGTTTACACCTTTCTCATATCCCATCTCTTTGAGAATTTTAAAACTGGATGGGAGTGTTCTTGTTAGTAACTGTCCGTACGTTTGCCCTGTTAAGGAAATTACCGATTTAGGCATTCTCCTAACACACCTATCTATAGTAAATCCAATGCCGGCAGACTTACCGGTTCCACGCCCTTCAACATTTACTTCTTTACCGGGTTGCAATATAAAGCCGGGAAGCTGCGCCCTATTGGCGGAGAGTTTAGTTTCCATCTAACTGTTCATTATTTCTTCTGCTTGCGCGTCTGTGATCTCGTCAGATATTGTATTAAGAAATCGCTGTCTTATTGAAGGGGGCAAGCGAAGAATTTCCGCTTCTGAAAACCTGACATTATTAATAGTAATGAAAATGTCGTTTTTTTCGATGTGTTTAGGATCAATCCTGATTGGTGGAAGTTGTGAAATATGCTTTTGCAAAGTGGCTAGATTTTTCGCCTTAGCCATTTCATCAGCACTGGGGCTGGCAATTTCTTCCATTAGTTTGCTTAAAAACCAGTCTTCTATAAAATCTCTGTCTATTGCGGCGTGTTTATGAAAGAATTTCATGGAGTTTTCAAGGTCTATAAATGCCTGGGATCTTGATAGTCCCTTATAGGCTAACATAAGCTTCCTTGCCGCGGTATGTTTTGCCGGAAACTGTCTCAATATAGAGTAGGCAGACTGCCACCGCTTTAATATTTCTTTCTGTTCGGGTGAAATAATTCCATTCTCACCCTGTTCAAAATAGAGAGAAATGGATTCAAAATCCCGAATTGCAATATCATTAACACTCGATTTACTCATTAATCAGTTTATTAGTTTTTTTCTCTGTTTTCTTACGCAGCTGAAACATCTGAAACAATGCAGGCGATGATGAGTTCTTAGCCGAATCCATAATGACCTTATTGAGTTCCACCTGTGCAGTAAACCATCCCTTAAACCAGGTTTCATAAATATGCCCTGATTCGGATTCAAATTCTTGAATAATGCTATCTTTATCAAAATTAAAGTTGTGTATAATTTCAGGCAGCCCCATGCCAAGATATCCGATATTATAGATAGTTTCTTCATCTTGTTTTGTTAAATTCATTGTCAATCAATTTTTTATCTGTGTCATATACTGAGTTAATGCATTGTATTATACATCGCTCCGGCTGTGGATTAGATGTAAAATTAAGGCTTCCGGAAATGGATATTTTCCAGTTTTCATTCTCTAGCAAACAAACCTTAGCGTGAACGGGAGATATGATCACCGGAAAATTGGCCTGAGCTATCTGCAATGGAATGGGATTTCTGACTTTAACACGTGGATCAATCCACAATCTAAACTCAGTAATAAGCCCGTTTTTCTTTCTGAATAAAATATCATTTATAGCATCTTCCGATATAGCCCAGGTGCAAGCCACTACCTTGCAAGGTCCAACCTGTCGGAGTAAATAGTTCAGGATCTCATGCATGGCGATTCTTCCGTCTGTCCAAAAATTAATGACCATCCCGGGTTGAATCTTACCAATCAGATTTTTTAAAATTCTGCTTTTTTCATCTGAAAATTGAACATGTTCAGGAAAACATTTATCATACGGAAATGTTTCTATTGGCTTCGGAGTATCACTTATTACAGAAGAAACATCTACTATCATTTTGTACTCCTTTCTTCGATACTCTTCAGCACTTGTTTATAATCGTTTTTAAGTTGTTTTAGTTTTTTTTCAGCGGCTGTTCTGACAGTTCCGGGAGGGAGTGGGCGTGGTTGTTGAAGCTTGGATATTGATTGATAAGTAATTTTATTCTGCAGTTTCGTGATAGAGGATGCCAGGGCTGTTTTCTTACGTAGCAATTGAATATCGGTCAGGTTAGATATCTTTTCTTTAGAAGTGTTTTTTTCGACAGTTTCCTCTGATGTGCCGGTTTTTTCTATTAATTTTTTTAGTTCTTCCGGCATTTTTTCTGTTCTAAAATATTCCTCCTTGAGCTCGTATAGGCGATCATATAGCCGTATCATAGGTTTTCTCTTGTCAAGCAGTTTTTTTCTCTTGTTACAAAGTGTTTCAGAATTTCCTTTTCCGACTTCAAATAACTCGTTGTGAATCGTTGCTATTTTGGTTGACAAATTAAACAGTTGATCTTTACATTGTTGAATTATCTGATAATATTCAGGATTTACATTTGCAGGGCAAGGGGTTTGTTCCGTTTTAATTTTATTTAAAATCTGTTCCGGTTTTTTCTCAACTACTTTTGACTCCTCCGGCTTCGGAATATCTTTTTTAAAAAAGGTTGACAAAAGTTGCTCATTGCTACACTTCTGATTAAACAATATAGGAAGCGGAATTCCCAAAATCTTTTTTAATTCATATTCTAATTTGCTCTGCAAAGAAACGCTTCCACGAATGAAGAAATCGGCAAGATATTTATTTGTACTGTATTTTGAAAAAATACGAGCACCCTCCCGGTAGTCTCTTTTTGAATCAATCAAATATTGTTTAATATCATCCATCTGCTTTTGTTTGTAGCAAAATTAGTGTTAGGAAATTTCCAGAGTAGGACAAAAAAAGGCAGCCATGCAGCCGCCTTTTCAAACAAACAATAATTAAAATCACTAAGATACAGTGAAGTTTAGCGTAGTCCCGTATTTTTCCTGACCATCCACGATGATATAAGCAAAATAGGAGTAGTCTGCTGCTGACATGGTGATTGTTTTCGTGTAAGCAACTCCAGTTGTGAAAGTAGGCATGGCAACAGTGGTCCAGTCAGCATCACCTTCCTTGCGATATTTGAATCCAACTTTGGAAATTGCACCGTCATTAACGGTAGCAAGGCCGGATAATGTCACGCTAGTTCCTGACACACTCTCTGCGTTGGTTACAATAGTCGGAGCAACTCCGTCAGTTACCTGAATAGAGTCAACTACGCCCTTGTAAATTTGCGGAGAGGTACAGTCGTAGATAAAGTTCATATTTGCTCCATTGGCATCGGTAATGGCTTTGCCCGACGTTCCTTCTCCTGATTCGAGGGCTACTCCGCGATCTGCATCGCCAAGCAGGTGCCAGGTCCCATTTGAAAGTTTTACTAAGAGCACCATTTCGGCGTTCAAAATCACAGATAAGAAGCCGAGCAGAGATTCTTTGAATCCCGGATGGTAGATTTCCAAATTTGCACGAAGCCCCTTAGAACCATCTTCGCCTTGCGGCGTGTATTTAAGTTCTCCGGCATCGATTTTACTGTATAGTTTGAAGAACCGTTTTCCGGTTTTCATAACTATGTCAGTTATGGTGTTTACATGATCAGCGAGCTGGGTTCTTGATGCCTCAGCAAGCTTGGTGGGGAATGTTTGAATGTCGTCTTTCATGGCATACAACACAGTGTTGATGCCCGACATGCTACCCCCGCAACCTGCATTTTTATTCAGGTCTTCTAGCGAAAAATTGCATAAAGTGGTCATTGTTCTATTTTTTTATTGTTATTTTAAAAAATTAAGTGCGTTGAAGAGACGCACCCCTCTGACTACTACTCTCCAGCGGAGGTAGCAAAGGCGGACCAACCGCCGTAGAATTTAGTGGTTCCCACTAAAACGTATGCTCTTACATAATAGGTTGTTGCTGACGTTAACCCGGTAATTGCCTTGGAATTTGCACCTGCAGTTGGAGCGTTGGTTACATCTGTCAGGGTTCCTGCCATATCAACTCCGTATTCAAACCCTCCGCCAGTTACGCGGCTTCCTGCATCAGTGTAACTTGCATTCAGGGTTGCGCCTGCTGCTGTTATACTTGAAGCCGGAGTAGTAACACAGATAGGATCTACAAGAGGAGCTGCAGTTGTGGTAAATTCAACTGTTTTCCCTGCGTAGCTATCGTTTCCGATTGTTACAACAGCTTTAACATAGTATTTAGTTGCAGCAGATAAACTTGTCAAGCTTCCCGTAAGGATTCCGGCAGACAAAGAGGCTGCTGCATAGCTGTTCATTGCAGTTTTCGAAGTTCCGTAATAGAATCGTAATGTTGCCTCTGCAAGATTGGCAAGCCCGTTTAACTCACCATTTGTCACAGCGGCATTATGAGTTATGTCTGTTATTGCGTTTGTGATAACATTCAAGTCTGTATCAGTAACATTTCCACCAGAAGTAGTTGTTGAATCTTCCTGTTCAACGGTTTCGGCAGTAGCCCAAACAAGCTGATTGCAGGCAAATCCAATACCTTCCCACCAGTCGCCGAGAATGTGAACTTGTCTGTCGTGAAGTTGTACATCAAGTGATGCTCCGGAAAATCCCCTCTTGGTTATGTGGAGAACATTTTCTTTGAAAGTTGAAAATAAGTCATTCGTGCCAGCCATTGAAGGAAGCCCACAAACCACGTGAGCAGTGAAGTCGATAGTATCGTCGATTTCTTCCGGGGAATTGATAAAATAATATCCCTTTGAACGTTTATCGCGTTTTAGGTATTTAACCCACTTTTGTGACATAAAGTGAATGACAGGCTTGCCGGTATAGAGATCAGATATCTGGTCATCGTATGCCTCAATTTGATCGAGAATTGTTGACTTGTTTAAGGTCCCAATTCCTCGGATCACATGGATTGGATATTTTTCATTTTTGGCTCCATTAATCAGCTGCACGCGGAGTCCGTCCATGGTGTCTTCAGGAGAGGTGCCATCTTCATCATAAACTCCTTTGTAAACGGCGTAGAGTTCTTTGTCTTCCTGAACCTGATTCAGAATATAGACTTCCATCATCCAGCGAACGATAGGCCAATCCTTTAGATTTTTGTCTTTCCCTGCTAAAAAGCCTAACCAACTTGCCTCGATATCATTCGGATAGAGATCTACATCTACCTTAATTTGACGGAGGCGAATTTCGTTTGGATAAAACGTAACACCACCATTCGGGTCGAAGGATTTTTTGAATGGTTTAATCAGTTTGGTGAATACCGGATTAGCCAATTTGAAAATGGTGTCTTCGGTTTTCATAGGGGTTGTACACTTCTCAAGAGTGACTGACGGTTGCATCAAGGCACCTTTGAGACGATTCAGGTTTTGCCCTGAATTCTCATAATAATCACCGAATTGTTTGATAATATCGGCGGTGTTAAAAGTTGTTGACATGATTTAATAATTAAATTGTTAATAATGATTTTTTACTTTGTGAATTCGAGTTTTGCTTTGTTTAAAGCTCTTGCCCAAGTTCCTGGGCAACGGCTTGATATTTTGGATCATTTTTCATTTTATCCTCAAAAGAATCCTCTTTATCTTTTCCGTCTTTCCCATTAATTGGTTTTTCGCCCGGAGCAGGGATATTGTCAATTTTGGCCTGTAATTCATCGCGCTCCTGAACTGCGGCGGAAAGATCTGCTTCAGCCTTTTCTTTTTCTTTTTTAAGAGCTGTATTTGCAGCTTCAAGGGAATCGACTTTGGCAAGCTTATCCTCGATGAGTTTAAGCTGTTCTTCATTCATGTTGAATCCTTTTTCAGGATCAAAAGCAGTTTCGGCCGCTAATGCAAGCAAAGCGACCATTAAAGGAAATTTTTTCATTTCAATAAAATTTTGATTTATACTTGTGTTTGTGTTGTCTTTGCCATCACTCGAGAAAAGGGCAATGATCTTGTCTTTATATTGATCAAACCAATTTTCCTTTTTGTCGGAAATCAGGTTTGTAAAAGCCTCAGGGATTTCAGGAAGTTTGCTATTGTTAAACGTTTCGCGAGAAAAGGAAGCAGCCTTGGCGGTTTCATTATAAATATCTGTTGCAAATCCAATGTCCTTAACTTCTGTAGCGGGGATCCATTTCCCCTCCCCATTGTTGTAATTCATCAAATCGTTGAGTTTTTGTTCGTCAACAACTCCACTTTCTTTGTAAATAGACATTATTCTTTGGTCTATTTGTTTGAATGATTCAATGGCGGCTTCAAGTTGATTAGCGTTTCCGCGACTATACCCCCAGCATTTATGTACCAAGAAAAGAGCATTTTTGGAAATTTTACGTTCTGATCCGGCTGCGAAAAGAATCGTAGCCGCAGATGCACACATCCCGTTGATTTGTGTGATTACATTTGCCTTAAGGTCTTTTAATTGATCATAAATAGCGAGAGCATGATCAACATCTCCTCCAAGAGAATGAATTTTTACTAAAACCGTTTTTGCTTTGAGAGCCCGTATTTTATTGAGCTCTTCTGTCATCAGCCGGTTGGTGTTTTCATCATACTCATGATCTCCCCACCAGTCCTCATAGCCAATTTGACCTTCGACTATAATTTCAGCCTGATCTTCAGAGGCTTCATTAATGAATTGTAATTGATTGAATTTCTTTGCCATATCTTTGTTTTTCAACAAAAATAGGCTGACGAAATGTAAAGATTATGACAAATTAAAGGTAACTATTCGATTAAAAGAAGCGGATAGTGCGTGATTTTCCTTGAAAATTTAAGTTCATAATAGTTTCCGGAATCCATTTCAGGACCATTTATACGAGTGTATGAAAAAGGGAAGGATTCCTCTTTTGTACCTACTATATGATTGTTGTTGTTGTTGTCTGTTAATACAACAATATATCTTTTTCTTTTCATTGCTTCGAAATAATACTCCAGGTTGTTTCCATAAAACCTACACGATATTTCACAAGCGTTCACTCCTCCATCCTCTTCACAGCTAAGTTTTATATTCTTAGCTTGAATGACGGCAAGTCTGCCGGCAGGGGATGGCGTGGCTCTTAGTGTCAATCTTTTTGAGAGCGCATTTACAAATTCAACAGAAACAACATCATCTACAGGTACAACTTGAATTTTCTTGTACCCAGACGGGTTAAATAACCCTATATTTTTGTCAATATTTTCCATTTTTATTGTATTTTAAAAATAGGGACAATTTGTACATTTTTTTTTATACTCATTTTGTCCTTAATTTGTGATTTATTAATACTCGATTCTGCGATATTTTTAAGAAATTCATATATTTCTTTCTCTTTGTTTATCCATTTTCGCTGATAAAGCTTGCGAAATTGGGCGTAATTAAACTCGTTTTCTTCGAACAAATTTTCAAGCAAAAACTCTCTTATTGCAACGTCTCTGGGAACACCGGCGATGGTATGCGCCAACATTATTTTGTCACAACCTTTTTCAATTATGAGGGATAAAACAAACTTGCTGAATCTGAATTGCTGAAATTCGCTCATTTGATAGCCGAAATGATAAAAATCATATTCCGTTATGTGTATGTAAATCAATACATAATCAGAAAATTTAACGCTGATCCTGCTTTTGTTTTTAATATTCGATTGCTGTATGCAACCGGACACAAAATAGTATAAATTTTCTTTTCTAAAATCATAAGCTCCGGAAACGTTATTGTAATTATTATCAATAAATCTATAGACCGCCGGATGAACCCTAATTGGAATTTTATAATATTTTTTCTTCGACATAAGAAAACCTTTTCAACAAATCTAATACAAAAAATAAAGAAAAACAGACTTTCATTATTTTGAAATAAAAAAATTTTATGTTTGGCAAAAGTTATTTTTCCGTTCTACTTACAATCTGATTTTCGGAAAAAAAAGTGTAATTGTGTAACCTAGCACTTTTTAAGGCTTATAATATTAATATTTAATCGGTTACACTTTGGTTACAGTTTTTAAAAATAGCGGTTACACTTTTTTTTTCGGGAAAAATCGAGTATTTTTGAATTTCTCTGAAAAAAAATCCTAAAAAGTGTAACTTTGTGTAACCTAAGTGTAACCTTTTGTGTAACCTCTTTTATTAATATCTTATCTTCTAATTTTCAATAAAATAAGAATAAAAATCATGTTGATTTTCTATTGGTTACAAAGTTACACTTTTTTTGAGAAAATTAGAGGTTGACAAGGGGAAACAGAAAATCCGGCCGGCAAAGGAAAAAAAAAAGAACACCGAGCTGAAGCTCGGTGTGAATAATTTGAAACAAAAAAAGCGGCTTTTTGCCGCTTTTTTTGACACTCAAGACAATATCTATAAATCTGAGTGTACTTCAGTACCATAAGTTTTTAGATAATACATTTCAACCGTTTTGCCGTCTATTTTTTTCATAATCCGTAGCGGGTCGTTTCTTAATTCCAAGGGGTTTAAACATTCTATATAATCCGTATTGGCTACAAAGGCTTTCAATGCCTTTGTAAACTTGCTGCTTGACCACCCCTTTAGGTTTGTGGATCTTATAAACTCCTCAATACATTGCGCTTTGTATATCAAACAATCCACGTTTTCACTGTTTTTATTAAAGTAAACCTCTGCCCATTCACGGAACTGTTCGCCCATTTGCTGTATGTTCATACGCTTTATGACGTTCTGCATCGGTGGCTGAATCATTAGATTGTCTTTGATTGTAGACAGGTAAAATTGAATGCAGTCAACGCAAAAATTAAAATCCTCGTTCCACCATTCTTCGGTATATTTTTCATTATAAAGATCATAACCAAAATCATCGGCAATTCTCATATCTACCGAATATTTATTCTCATCTGTGGCTTTATGGTAGTAATCACTGAATACACAAAACAATATTCTTCTCATTGTACTACTATCCTTGTCGTGCGGCGGAAAATTCGATGTAACGGCAATTTTAGCCGATTTTCCGAAGTCAATTTCCTTTGACTTTACATTCTTCTCGTTTATATTCATGCTGCCGGTAATCATCGAATAAAAAAAGTTGAAATCAAAGTATTTATAAGCATCATCAATTAAAAGAATATCCGTATGTTCATCAACACGATCCATGACGTGCTGGTTTTCCGTTAACTTCTGATTCCGTCCGGGCAAGGATACCATATTTTTCAAATTCTTCAGAAATTCAAACAAAAAAGACTTTCCGGATCCTCCGGCACTTTCATCTTCTTCGGAGAGTTTATTTTCCATCACCCAAACACCCCAAGCGCGCGATGGTGATTTGTACCGGTGAAGCAAATAGCCTATTGTGAATACTTTATTTATTAAGTGTTCTAACTGCTCCTGATTTTCTTCTTCAGATAGGCGCGGAGAGGCTATAGCGAATTTATATTGTTTCAAAAATTCATCATTGGCTTGAATATCTTTTTCTGCCCGCGTTTCAAATTCTTCATGCCAGTATATCCTGCTTGCATTAATGAGAAATCTAAATAAATGGCTTTTTTTATGTTTAATCTCAAAGTTAATACACTCCGTTTCGTTGTCGTATTTTGCCATAAATGCCGGTTCAATCCTTTTAAAATAATGTGGGGATACTTTCTTTTGCCATGCATACACACCGGTTTCATTTCCTCTGTTTTCTTCTATTTTATCCGAATAAATTGTAATAGCTTTATTCTTAAAGAAGAATATCTGATTTTCAGCAGAATAATCTGTAAAGTCCGGTAGTAAATCTTCCAAATCGTCCATCACGGAAACTCCGGTTCTTTTTGAATTGAGAATAAGATTTTGGATATCATGGTCAACTTTCCGATCCTCTAAAAATTTGAGAATAAAGCCCCTGATTTGCTTTCCGGTAATTTCTTCAACCGTGTAGCCGGTAATCTTGATAAAAGTTACTTTTCCACTCTCAACGTCCGTTATTTTCCCGAAGCCATTCACCTTAAGAAAGTGCAGCATATAAACGGTATTGATTTCCCACTTAACTCCTTCTTTGCTGTATGATTTTTCCCAGAATTTACAGGGTTTGGCCATGCGGATCAATTCTTTAAAATCAAAAATATTCGGGTATAGTTCGACAAAGTCCCGGAGATC